CCCGCGAACATCGATCTGTACGATTTTGACCGCCGATACAGCTACGGCGATTTCACGGTCGAGCCTGTGCCACTGGTGCATGACGTTCCAAACTGCGGTTACAAGCTGCTGCTCCCCTCCGGAAAGGTCCTCTACGCCACCGACACAAACAACCTCCACGGTATTTCAGCGCCGAATTTCGACCTCTACCTTCTGGAGGCGAATTACGAGGACGAAGAAATTCAGGCCAGAATCGCGGAGAAAAAAGCAAACGGCGAATTCGTCTATGAGCGGCGCGTACTCGGAACACACCTTTCCAAAGCCAAGTGTGACGATTTCATTTACCAGAACATCGGACTTGCTGGCGAGTACGTTTACCTGCACGGTCACGTCGAGGAGGAAAAGGCATGAACGGCTTTCTGAAAGACATCACCTATGCCCGGAGCGGCGAATATATCCTGTCGATCTACACGAGGGAAAGCTGCAAGGATATTTGGAAGAACTTCGGCGAGCGCCCGATCACGTTCTCCATTGCAAAGAAAGCTGATCCTCGTGGGCTTCGCGCCAACAGCTACGCATGGGCACTCATTGAGCAGCTCGCGGCCAAGCTGAAAACCGACAAGGAATCCGTCTACGAGGAAATGATTCGGCGCTACGGTGTCGGTGAAAGCTACATCGACGAAGCTGGGAACGAATGCAAGGTGCTGTTTTCCCTGCGCGACGGTGTGCCGCCGCGGCTCGTGGCCAGACACTATGCCGAGATCGGCGTCGGCTATATCGAGGGCAAGAAATTCATCCACTACCGCGCCCTCAAAGGCACAAGCGAGTACACCGCCGCCGAGATGGCTGCGTTCCTCGACGGCATCATCGCCGAGTGTGAGGAACAAGGTATTCAGACCGGCCCGCCCGAAAAAACAGCTCAGTACAAGGAGGCGAAGAAGCCTTGACCGTTTATTGCGATTACTGCGGCCACAAAGCCGCGCTGGTTGATGATTCCGAGATCTATGGCCGCAGCTTCGGCCACACCGCGTATCTCTGCAGAAACTGCGGCGCCTACGTCGGCTGCCATGGCCGAACAGACAAGCCCCTTGGCCGTCTGGCCGATGCCACACTCCGGAAATGGAAAATGGCAGCTCACGCCTCGTTCGACCCTCTCTGGAAAACCGGGCCGTTCCGCGGGCGGCGCAAAGCCGCCTACGGCTGGCTCGCTGGACAAATGGGACTTCCTGTTGAGAAG